TGAGGTTACCTTATGTCCATCATTTCAACGCATTTGACGCCCCCGCAGGTGAACATTTAGCTACTGGCTTCATTGCCATTTCTGAATTATCACCTTTGAAACAATTGTCTACGGTTAATGATCCGATAACAATGACAGTGTTGTGTTGGGCAGAAAACGTTGTACTTGGTGCGCCCACCCAATCTAACACAGTGGGTATGGTACCACAGTCTGGAGATGAGTATGGCAAACAGGTCACTTCTAACACGTTAACTGTGTTGTCTAGGGTTGCGGGAGTTTTATCTAATATAGTGTCTATACGACCGTATGCCATGGCGACTCAAGAGATTTTAACGAAAGCCTCGCGTGTTGCTATAGCATTAGGTTTTAGCAAACCTACAGTTGTAAGTAACATTGGATATATGGTTCCTAGAACTGTACCAAATTTTTCCAGTGCAGTTCAACACGATCCTGTTTATAAAATGACGTATGATGACAAACAAGAGGTTACGCATGATCCATCTGTTTGCGGTTTGGCAAGAGTTGACGAAATGAATTTGAAAACTCTTATGCAGATTCCTTCATTGATTTCAACTTTCGGTTGGAAGTCTTCGTTCACGCCCGAACAGACGTTTTTGCATATCAAGGTTTCTCCTAATCATTTTATTGAAGGACCTGGGGCACAGTCTGCCAAAGTTTTGGCTATGCCACCGGTATCGTACATTACGCAAATGTTTCGTCAATGGCGAGGTTCGTTGCGCTTTCGTTTTGTTGCAGTGGCTAGTTCTTTTCATAGAGGTAGGTTAAGGATAACATACGACCCAAATGGTGTAACCGCCTCTCAAGTTGCAGCTGGTCTGGAATATAACACCACATATTCTTATATATGGGATTTATCTGAAAATCATGAAGCAATTATTGATGTAGGATATATGTCCCATCAACCATACTTGCGGCCTAGTAGACCTGGACAAATCGCGTCGTCAACTATGATAGCTCCTACAGCATTAACACACGATGCTTCATTTGACAATGGTTCATTGTCTATCACTGTTTTGAATGACTTGACCGCTAATGGAGTTGCAGCAGCTGACATTGATATCTTAGTGTTTTTGTCGGCTGGGCATGATTTTGAGGTTTATGACCCAACAGATGCACTCGATAACTACACATTGTTTCCACAGAGTGGAGAGTTAATGCAGGATGATTTAATGTCTCCGTTAGTAACCAAACCACATGTTACTTTTGGAGTTTATTTGTCTGAAAAAGACCGTGCACCACTTGTTCACCATGGAGATTCTGTTGAATCATTGCGCTATTTATTGAAAAGGTATACCACTTATACCACATTACCGTTTGTAGGAATAGCTGCGAATTCTACGGTGTCAATAGAAGCCAATATGTGTGCTTTTCCTTTGAATAAAGGTAAAGCT